TATTCCTTGTGTAGAAATCTTTAACAATCCCAAAGGCTTTTCTACAGAAGGTATTGGTGAGTTTGATGCTCTTGCTAATCACATTGTTACGCATGACGAAATGATCCGCACGATGCGGAAAAATGTTCAATTCTTTGGTAACCCAACCCTTCTTTCTTCTCGTCCCAAGACTGATTTGATTGAGTCTGGTGGGGACGGTGCTGTACAACGTCCTTCCATTGCAGCTAACTCAGGTTTTGCTAGTGGCTCCGCATTGAGTCGGTCAACCTTTAAATCTGATCCCATCAGTCGAGGTGTTGATGGTCAGATCAGGGTTCCACGCATTATTGCAAACCTGGAACCAAACGATCGCGTTGGTTATATTGTCCCAGATGCTATCACTGGAGATCAAAACGCATTTGCTCGCCAGTATCGAGAAGAGATTCGTACTGCCCTTGGTGGCGTTGACGAGCTTTCAATTTCTGCTGGTGTAACCGCAACAGAATATAAGTCGTTATTTGGCCGCGTAGCTGCTACATCAAAGAAAAAAGCAACTGCTGTTTATACGTACGGTATTTGCCGTTGCCTTGAGCTAATTATTTTTCAAGAAGAGCGTTTATTCAAGGAAACACTTGCTGCCGCTGCAGGACTTGAAAAGCCCATCGAGCCACCTGACGATGCGTCATCAGACGAAGTGCAGTTGTATCGAGCAGCTCTCAGTGGGTTTGATGAACAAATCAAACGTCTGATGATGGCCTGCGTTAAAACTCAACAAATTCCACCAGGAGTGTTGGGCCTTATTCCCGATGGTGACATCACGATTCAGTGGCGTTGGCTTGGTCCCGTTTACGAGGATTCCACTCAGGACATCCTTAACAACTCCATCGTGGTACGCAACTTACAAGAATTAGGTGTTGATAGCATTGAAGCACTGAAATACCTCTTTCCGTCAAAAACGGATGAGGAGCGGGCCGAGATGTTATCTGGGTTCCCGTTCAGGATGGTGGGTGAATTGCAGAATGCATATTCTTCATTCGCTCGCTTGGTGGGAGGCATGATGCAGACCCCTCACCCGCAATCACCGGACTTACCGATGGCTGCGGATCCAAGACTGGATTTAACCCCTTATCTGTATCGAACTCTCGAAGCTTTACAAAAGGAGATGAGTTATGCAGGACGCTACCGTCCAATCGATCCCACAGACGAGCCAAGCACCAGTGGCCGTAGCTCCCAGCAGTTACGTGACTCCGGCTCCGTCCAACCAACAGGTCAGCTACCAGGTGGCGCCTCAAGCGTATCAGGTGGGTACGAGCTACCCCCAAGCGGTACCTCAGGCAGCCCCCAGCTACCAATCAGCCCCTACTCAGTACGCCCCCCAATCCCAACCGGCGGAAGCCCAGGGCAATCCGTGGGAATCGGCGTTCAACAAGGTGGTCAATCTACTGAGCGCACCAGTCCAATCCCCGTTCCAGGGTCAGTCCTCCGCACCGACGACTCAGTTTACCCCGGCGAACTACGGTCAGGTCAGCAGCCAAGTTACGCAACAATCGGCTCCGCAGACATGGTCGCCCAACCAGGCTTACTTGCCCAGCTCTTCCCAAACCTCCTCAGCTCCGTCCTTGGAGCAGGTAGCCGACTTGGTGGGAATGAGCCAGGAAAGCCGTCAGGTGATGGACGCGTTCGGGGTCGAAGCTCCGGCAATTCTGAACAACTACGCTCTGAATCTGGAGCAAATGCTGGACAGCGCCGTCGCGTGGGGAAGCCGCGCAAGTGAGACGATCCAGGGATACGCTCAGTTCGCAGTCAACGAACATCAAGAGAACCTGGCCTATAACGAAATCCTGACCAACCCTGATGTTCTTAGCGATTACACGCTGAAGTTCTTTGGTCCTGAAGGTCCTTATCCCGTTTACGAAAACGAACAGCAATTGGAAACTCCTGGTTATCGCACGGAACCCGTTAATCCCCAATACGGCCAACTCCCTGCTCCCCCTACTGCCGCCACTCCTCAGCAACCTGAGAATTTCTGGGGCACCTTTAACGAAGTGATGGCACGCGATCCCCAGAACGCCTGGCGCGTCATCAACCAAGCTCAGCCTCAAGTCCTGGCTAACAAACTGTTTGTAATGGAGTGAGGATATGGGGCTGTTAACAAGAGCTGGTAACATCATTGGTGATATTGGCCGACAAGTGCCCCAGGGTTCTAAACGTGCTCGTTTAATTGATGCTCTTGCAGGAGGTGTTGAGGGAACTCAAAATCTTCTTGCAGGTAAATATGCACAAGATTTGCAGCAAGCTTTATCTCCCGCCAATACAGCCCAGTATGCTCCCCTTGCATACGGGCTTATTGGGGCTGGTGGATCTGTTGCAGGTAATCTATTGAGCGATGAGCAAAAAGATCCCGGACGCACTCTCGCGGAAGCCGCTGGAGCAGGTGCATTGGGTGCATTAGGAGGACGCGTTATTGGGGGCGCAGGCGCACGTTTACAAAAAGCACGTGCTGCACAAGCTCCTTTAATGGCATCTTACGAACAAACTGCAAAAGAATACCTGAACCGTGCTCAAATGGCAGGGCAGGCAGGTGCTCGTCAAACGGGATTAGCTGCCCAAGGTCGTGCTGCTGACATTATTGCGAACATGGCTGCTGGCGAAACTGCAATGGAAGAGCTTGGTCGCCAAACACGAGGTAGACAAGGCCTTTATATGGCAGCCCTTCCTGCAATTGCAGGCCTTGGTGGCATGGCTGGTGGAGGCGTTTCCAATCTTGCTCAAATGGCAGGAGTCCCTGGTTTCCAACAAAATGTAATTACAGATCCCGAACTTGTGGGCTCTAGTAATACACCTATGGCACGCGCAAGTACTCCTACCTTGCGTTACATTAGTTGATAAATTATCAACTGCTAAAATTTGTTTTAGATAAGACATTTCTTGTCTGAATCTTTCACCCGACAAAGTCCTGCGTACTGGAGGATAAACTAAAGTGTTTCTTGATACCGACTTTCCCAAAATTTTGGGTGCAGAGCTGTATCGCCCCCACCCGGCATACATCTGCGAAATGGCCGTAGAGCCTGTTGTTGTTCACGACTTTACTCGTCAGCCTGGTCAAACCGTTCAGCTCGATCGCTACAAGTTCTGGGGTACTCCTGGTACCAAGGACAGCCGTGAGCGTATTGCTGACCAAACCATTGGTACTGCCAATAGCCGTAACATCACCAAGGAGAAAGTCCTGGTGGTGCTTAAGGAATACACTGGCCCCGCTGATCCGGGCGACCCGACCCAACCTTCTACCTTTAAGATTGCTCGTGAAACTCTGGTTACCGCCCAGCGCCTGCTGCTGGATACCGGCAACCTGAATATGTTCCACCAGTCGATCGGCAGCCTGACTCTGCTTGACGACTATCGCCGTTGGCGTGACCGCGTCTTTATTGACGAACTTGCTAAAGCCGAAGCTAATGGCGCTGCTTCTACCAGCCAAGGTGGTTACTACTTCCCTGGTGGTAAGACCAAAAACTCTTCTGGTCAAATCGCTTACACCGCCGCTCAATACACTGCAGATATTCAACAGTTTTCGGTTCGTACCGACCTGTTGACTGTTGTTAAGGATATGCGTAAGCGCAACGTGCCGACCTTTACCGATGGTCTGTATCGTTGCATTTGCGATCCTACTTTCATGATGCACCTGCGTCGTGATCCTGACTTCCGTGAGATTGCTCGTTACGCCGGTAACCCTGGTCAAGGCATGTACATGGGTAACCCCATGATGCCTAACAACGCCAGCTTCTACATGGGTCCGCAGGCTGGTCAGGCCTACTTCCTGGCTGGTGAACCCGTCATGCCGACTGGCGTCCAGTTTGAAGGTGTGAAGTTTTTCGAGTCGACCAACTTCCCCAGCAAAACCATTCAAGCTTCTTTCACTGATGTCGCTTCTTACAGCGCCCAGGAAGTTGCTCAAGGTTTCTTCTTCGGTCCTCAGGCCGTTGGTGTTGGCATTGGTGGTCCTAACGCTCAGGTGCTGATCAACAATAACGACGACTTCAGTCGCTTCATTATTCTGATCTGGCAACTGTACGCTGGCTTCGAAGTTCTTAACAAAGACTTCATCACTACTGCTTACAGCTTCGTTTCTGACGACGGCACTGTTTGATAAGTAAACATAAATAAACCATACGGAGAAATAAATGACCTATCTCTCGTCTAAAAAAATCTTCCCCGGCAACTGGGCAGAGCCGCTTAACGGTTGGTACAAGAATATTGATACCGACGACAGCGGTGCCAATGATGGTTCGAAAGGTGGCCCCACTTCGGTGCTGGCCATCCCTGGCTATCGTTATTTCCAACAGCGCGGTTATGTTGCCGTTACCAATACCTCTGGTGATGGCGCCATTGCTTCCGGTAATGTTATTGTTCCCTCCCCTTACAGGAACGATGACACCCGCACTGATATCACCGGCATGGTGATCAGTGGCTCCTCTAGTCTTCCCGTCTATGTTTACCGCGCAACCATTTCGGTTGCTTCTGGTTGGGGTGACGGTCGTGTTGCTTCTGGCATCTATGCTGCCACTGGTAACACCATGACTTTTGCTACTGGCCTGACCTCCAGTGGCGGTGTTGGTGAAGCTGTTTCGCAAGCTAACCTGACTTCTACCGTTTCCGGTAGTCAAGTTGGTGAGATCTTCTTCGCTGGTGGTTCCGCTGCTGTTAGCGCAGTTCCTGCTCTGACTGCTACTGGTGCCGCTGGTGTTACCGCTGGTAACGTTTATAAGGAACTTACCTCGGCTGCAACCTATAAGGTTCTGTCGCGTGACACCGCTACTGGTACCGTTACTTCTGGTGGTTGGTACATCTCCTCTGCCGACAAAAATGCTGGTCGCACCGGCTACTTCGTCGTTGAGGTGTGCTACATCCAGCCTGATGAAGCACCTGGTTATGAAGACATTGAAGGCTACCTTTTGGGTCGCACTGTTAGCTGATTAGGCTAAACTGGGACCAGACATATTTCCTGGTCCCATGTCAATCCTTTCTGAAGAAATCTTGCATCGTCACTGTAAAACAGGTGCGAGAGTTCGAATCATTAGCGAATGGGATAACGGCGATTGGTTTATGGTTGAAGACCAAGACGGTCGCCTTTATACCGCGTATAGAACCGAACTTTCGCCTGATGAACCTGCAACAAAGAAAGTAAAAACTCTTCAGGTAAAAGATAAAGCGGCTAACGAAGAGCCACGCAACTTCCCTCCCGATACACGTCTTAATATCAACGGTGCTACTGCACAGATGATTGCAGACCATATTAAGGGAATTGGCCTCAAGACTGCTCGAGAAATTAAAGATTTACAACTGTCACTTTCCGGTGAAAGATTCAGTAACCTCGAACAGTTACGCCAAATTAAAAGAGTTGATTGGGATTCTGTGTTTGCTGCTGATCTAATTCGAGTCTAAACTACATCTCCTGCTAGCCCCTGGGAAACCAGGGGTTTTTAGTTTTAGAATAAAAAGAAAACAATAATGGCGTATTACACAGAGAGATCTGGATTTACTGCTCCACCAGGGAAGGGGGGTAGTGGAACGCCTTATCATGTTGACTTAAAACTTTTATCATCTTTACCTGTAGCCGAAAGAGTAAAGATGTTTGACGCCTTGGCCAGGCAAAAACAAGCTATTGGTAGAGAAATTGAATTTTCTAATCCTGCGGTTTCTGGTCGGCGTTGGAATCCAAATGCAGAATTATCTGAAAAAGTAGATTTATTAGAAAGAGCCGCTGCTGCACATGGACACAGCCAACATGTTGGTTGGCAATCATTTGATTATTACTTACCTTTTAAAGGGAAGAGTCGGTTTGATAAGGGTGCAGTAGAAGATGCGTCTATCTATATTCCTGCAGTTGCTGGAGGTAAGGTAAGACGAGGTTCTGGTGGAGGCTATGGATATTTTTCTGAGTCTTTAGATCCAAGTGGACGTGTTATTGCACGTGTTGGTCATGGCAATATTGATCGTCCTGAGGCAGGTGATGTGAACGTACTTGGTGTAGCCCCCGAAGCACCAACACTTCCCGGTGGTAACACACAACAAAATGAAGAGCGCAACAATAAATTAATGGAAGCACTTTTTGGTAAACAACAATCTTTAGAAAATGTTTTAATTTCTAATGCACTTAATCAAGCAAAGCAAAACAGACAACAATCATTGCTTGATACTTTAACTCCTTATTCATCCATGGGAATTAGTCCAGAACAGGCAATGCAACTATTTGCTTGATTACGTCAACTTATAATAAAAATTAAATAGGGCGCAAGCTGTGCAGCTCAGTGATTTTGAAAAAAGTAGAGTCAGGTACCATCTAGGTTACTACGTGGTTTCTGTCCCAGCGGGTGACTACGCTCGTCTGGAAGAAGCTATGAATACAGTTCCTGATTCGTACTTTTATGACAAAATCGTTATCCAATTAGGTCGTTGTGATACGGCTGAAAAGAAAACCGAAGTTGCACTCACGCCTTCTACTCGCGTTGAGAATATTGCAGGCGACGTTGACCGTACGATTCGTTCTAGTAATGCCAAAGAGGCATTAAAAGTCTGGGATGAAATTTATCTGTACGAAACAAATCGTTTAGCACATATTCTTTACGTTCCTAACTACAAAGATCCTTTTCAAGCACGTTATCGGTACGAAAGATCTGGTGCTGAATTTATTCAGGCGCTTCCAGGGCCCGCTGACACAAGTGTTGGATCACGTCTTTATTTACACCAGGTTTGGCGATGATTGCTTTTGATCCTCTTTTAAACGTTTCGACGGGAATCACGAGCCAGCTTCGTAGGTTTGGTTTGTTACCACGTACAGGTATTACAACTGAATTTGGAGGCAACGTATCAAATATCCAAAATCGTCCCGTTGTAAACCCAGAGTTTCTTCAAAGAAATTCTTCTGGTGAGGCTGATCGCAATAAAAGATTTGCTCAATATCAAGAGATGGGAAAAGCACCTGCACAAGCAGCTTCTCCGCCCATGAGTGCCCCAGAGCAAAGAGCAGAAAGCCAAGAGCGTTCTCGTATCGCTCAGATGACAGAGCAAGATCCGCTCTTTAAAAAATATCAAGTTGCAGACTTAACAAAGGCATATAACACGGCTACAACACCAGAAGAAAAAGAACGGATTGGTTTGCAGATCTGGGCCACCACAAACCCAAGTCTTGCTTCTCGCTTACGTCCAGGGCAGACAGGATACCAAACATCGGCGGCAATGTCAGGTTCTCAGGTCTTTGGTAAGGACATCCCTGGAATCACGCAAACCTTTTATCAACAAGCTAGTGAGCAAGCAGGTGTCCCATTCCCCGGAGCATCTCAGGCCGCAAGTATGAATGCCTTTGGACTTGAGGCAAACGCACAGCAACTTGGCGTAAGTGCACCAGGTCAGATTCCTCCAACAATGATTGGAGAGGATGTGTTTAAGCGCGGCATTAAACCACCTTCCTCTGAAGATTTAACCCAGACGCAACTTGCTTTGCTTAAGCGTGCGTTTGAAGGACGCTTAAAATAACCCTTTGGTAAACTAAGGTTACTTGGCACCACATTCGTGGGTAAGTCCACCTGCTGGGTAATTGATCTTTTGATCTACGGAGACCAGTGTTCTTGCATTGACCTAATGATTATTTGCCGTAATTTCCTTCGCCGTCTTACTGCCAAACTGAGTTTAGTTGTGGCTCTTCAAGCAGTATTCGTCCCCGGTCTTAAGGCAGATTCAAATTGGGTAGGAGAATAAGGAAAAAACTGAAATGGCGCCAAAGACTTCGCAGCTCTTAGGTTTATCCAGCCCCGAACTTTATGCTGCAGCTTTTACAGCATTGGGTGAGGCTGGTCCTGGACAAGATCCCTATGGTGTTTTTTCTACAATTCTTTCAAGAAAACAAACGGGAAAATACGGTAAAAACATCGTAGAC